GAGGATAAATAGTATTAGTATCAGAACTATAGTATTTGTGTCTTATAGAGGATGTTGTATTAAATTCGTATGCATCGTCTAACTTTAAAATAAACCCATTGTTTGTAATTGAACCTGTATAGTGTAAAAGTACTCCGTTCGTAACATCTATATTTAAATCTATATTATCATTTAACTCAAAAGATTGAGAGCTATGTAGGTCGTATCCATTAGAGCCTGTGTACCAGTTACCTCCTCCTAGGTGTGTAGAGTTATAAGATCCTGTAATGTTTACAGGCATTGTTACAGTGTTATGTGGTAATGTCCAAGAATTAGAGTTTTGAGCTCCTGCATATCTCCAAGTACATCCAGATTTGTCATAAGGTTCATCACCGTATTTTCCTACTCCTCCGTCCCAGTATTCGTATATAGGGTAGGCATGTACTGAGTGTGATGCTGGTGTTTCATAAGCTGATGCTAGTTTTAAATTTATACTAGCACTAAAATTAGTACTACCAATCTTATTGTCTACTACATTAGCTATTTCAGTGTCTTTAAAGTGTAGTAGTATTCTAGATGCTTGTCCTACTTCTACTACAGGGTACCCTCCTATTTCTATCATTTCATCGTACCCGGCATTAGCTATAGATACTTCTGTGAATATGTAGGTGTCTTTGTCGGGAAATAATTTATATACTGCCATCTTATAATGTTGTTATTCTTCCTTTTATGTCTACGTTAGGGTACTTTAATTCAAATATACATGGATCATAAGAAGGGTATACTATATTATCTCTAGTAGCGCCTTTTACGTCGTATCCATATTGTGAATAGCTTCCTCCTGTTTTATTTGTAATTTCTACTTTCTGTACTGTCTGTACTCCGGTAACTTTATCTAACTCTCTATAAAGATCTGATAGGTTAATTGACTGGTTAATACTTCTTTTCTGAGTTTTAAAATAGTCTTGGAGTTTTAAGTTACATGCTAATAGTACGTCCCTACTTATATAGTTAGGTCTCATAATAATTTCATATTCTACTCCTACATTAACTATGAACGCATCTTTTAAAGTTACACTATCAGTTAGCATGATGAAATCACTTAAGTATGTCTTAAGGTTATCTTTCATAGTACTAGAAGCAGTAGTAAGTTTACCGCTGTTGTCATATGCTAAAACGTATAGAGCTACAGAAAGCGGGTTGCTGTCTTTTAATGATGTTGTGTCTATATTAGAGTTTACTAATTGATCTTGTGTAGCAAATGCTTTTGCTATACTCCCGTATCTTGCAGGTAGTGCTAGTGCTCTAACTGTATAATCCTGTAGTGTTACTGCTCTGCCTTGCTCATTAAAAGACCTTAAAGAATTTTCTCTCAATTCATCCACTGAATCTCCGTCTCTTCCTCCTTCAGCAGGTTTTTCATTATCTACAGTAACTGTACCAGTATTATTACCGGATATAGTTACTATAGTATTTACAGTATTAGCAGGAACATTTGCGCTCACTCCTCCTCCTTTAAGGTATCTTACAGTTAAATTAGATGTAGGAGCTGTTCCGTAAGCTTTACTATATAGGAAGTTTGATGGATCATAAGCATAAGTAAGTCTACTTATACCTTGATTAGTTGCATTACCGACGTTAGTTGCGTCTGGTAGTATTTCTGAATCATCACTTGATAGCGTTCCTGCTCCAAATTGTATCTGTAAATTACCGTTTGATAAAAATCTGGTGACAAACCTTCTAGGTACTTTTCTAACAGTAAGTACGTAGGGGGCTAAATTAGAGTCTGAGTTAGTGTTACTAGAGTCAGAGTAAACTGTGTCTTGTCCTAAGAACGGTACTTCGTACCATACATTTCCATCTGCATCAGTTATATCTAATACGCCTGCTATATTAGTATCGGTCACTGTTATAGTCTTAAACTTCTCAATAGAATCTATAGTAAATGTTTCAGTTTTAATTTCAGAAGAGAATGCTTTTGCCTTCTTAACAATTTTATACTGTGATGGATTATCGCTAACATCTAATTCGTTTATAGTAACTTCCGTTGTATCAAATGAACTAGAATAGGTAAAATCAACCGGTTTATCTAAAAAGAAAGTTGTTTGAGATGCATCAGTGGATTTAAACGTAGCGTTAGCATCTATAGTCGCAGCTGTTGACCAGTCAGGGTTGTAACTTCCATCCACTCCTATTAGTTGTTCTAGTGTTAATTCAACTTCAGATACTCCTGTCACTTTCGGAGTATATCCCATTGAGTAAGCTAGGTTGAACAGGTTTTTCGGGTCTTTAGCGTGTGTAAGGAATGTCTCCTGTAATTGTGTATCTTGATAAAAAGACAGTACATCCCCAACGTAAGATGCCATTTCTATGAACATCATACCGGGTGAGCTTACTGAAAAGTCATTATAGGTATCAGGAAAATAGTTTTTAGCATGCTCTATCAACTGAGTCCTAAAATCCGTAAAGTCTTTGTTAATGTATTTTATGTCTCTATTTTCAGCCATTATGCTTCTATGTTAATTAAAATTTCATCTTCTATATTACTATCAGCAATAGCGTACTTTAAAAAGAATACTATAGCGTTAGTATCTGGATCTGATGCAAGTTGTATTTGAGTTGGAACTACTCTAGGAAAATATATTCTTAAATCTTCTTCTACTAAGTTTTCTAGATCAGAAAGCTTTTCTTCTGTTATATTGTCGAATAATTGTTTTCTTATATTAGAACCAAATCCAGGATTTAAATATCTTTCTCCTTTATTAGTTAAAAAATAATTAAGTAAATTTGCTTTTAATGCATCTTTAGTAACGTATGTAGGATTAAAAACCGCCGTACCGGAAAAAGGTAAATCAATACCTACAGCTTTTCTTGGCTGTAAGTCTAGTGGGTTAATTCTTTTTACGTTAAAAGCCATTTATCTACTTTTGTTTATCTTTTGCATAAGAAGCATCTAGTACAGATTTTGCTTTCTTAACAAAGTCTAATTTAGAAATATCTATTCCTGGTTGTGCTCCTGTCATTCCCATATTAGTAGCAGCTGATGAGGCAAAGTTGGGTTTTTTAACCATACTTGAATCTCCAGCTATTACCTGTTGGTAGTCTTCACCAGTCATAGACTGTCTAGTCATTTCTAACATTGACTGTATATTTTTATCTTTTGCAAATTTTATATTAGTCTGTTTAGGTTTTGTATTACCTAACATTTCATCTAAACTTGCACTTTTACCTACGGACCATTTTTTAGGTTGGCCTTTAGGTACTGCTTGCATACCGTTAGCCGGTGTACTGGCAGTTCTAACAGCTTCGTTAAGGATGTCTTGTAACTCTTCCTTGACTGCTGATCTTACTTCTTCTCGTATGATTTTTCTTAATTGATCGAGTTTCATATATATAAATAGTTAAGTTATGGAAGTTGGTTGTCTATTCTAAATTTAAGTTCATCTTTTAATATTTTTTCAGAGCTTGAGAAAGAAAAAGGTCCTTTTAGAACCGTTACATCTCTTCTGTCTACTGCAATTGCTCTTCTTCTTGGTGCTATAGCTGGGGAGTTAGGGTCATTTTCTATCTTTATAGTATATAGTGTATTTCTATCTGTAGTGTATTGTTCATCTGATGTTAATTCCTTGACTCCTAGTCCGGTTCCGTCATATACTTTCTCTCTGTCCTCTTTACTAAGCCCTGTTTTACTGTCTTCTTGTCCGTCTCCTAAGACTCTATTCCAGTATTGTCCAATTCCTGGAGGTCCTGTTACACCGTCTTCTGTTGAGGTATGATCTGTATTACATCTATATTTAAGGGTTTTATATGTAACAATATCGTCTACAAAATAATCGACTCCTACTCCCCATATTCCTCTATCTCTACCCCCGCTACTACCTGCTCCAGTATTATCACCTGCTCCAGTACTACTACCTGCTCCAAAAAATGCTTCGTTCACATCTTGTTCGAGAGTAGTTGTATGCTCTTCACCATCATCTAGCTTTCTTCTAAAGCTTCCAGCAAATAGACTCCTATTAGAGAGATCGTTAGGATCTAATAACCTAGGATCTATTACCCTAGCTCTCTGATCGTCCGGTGCGTCTGGGTTATTAACGCAGTGGTCAACCAGCCTATCTAATTGTTTAAGTCTATCTATTAAAGGATCGAATATACCCTGTGTTGAAGATAGTACATCACTGATTGAAGCTACATCATCTTCAAGTACCTCGACCATCTTCCTTGTAAATACAAGTAGATTAGATTGGGCTTGTATAACCCCTACAGGTACGGATACTATTACCCCTCCTGCTGGACCTGGTGGTGTACCTATAGTAGATGGTAATGGCAGGTGGGATAGTATTTCTACTATAACTTTACCTGCTCCTATAGCTGGTTCTAAAGTCTGTGGTATTGTGTTAAATTTTTGTATCTTTTGATCAAAGCTATTAGCAAGAGTTTCTATAGATTGTTTTTGTTTTATAATTCTATTTAAAGTCTCAGGTGGTGGACACTTTCTAAGTAATTCGTTTATTATTGCGTTCAACTTATCGTTAGCGTACCTGTATATAGCTGCTTCTATTCGTCCCATTTGTGATGATACGAAAGTTACTAAATTACTTTTAAAATCTTTTAATAAAGCGTGTGGCATTATTCAGTGAATACTTTTCTTGATTTTAATATAGATTTTCCTCCAGGATTAATCTGGGACATAAGGCTGTCTGTTACCGATTCTAGAACGAATCCCTCTATGTTTAGTTTCGGTATGGGTTTCATATCAACAGTTTTAGCTTTTTGCATAGCTTTTCCTACCCTTTTCAATTCTTCTAATAGTTGATTTAACCATCCTTCTAACGAATCTCCTAATATTACTGGCTGTAATTCTTTTTTTGCTCTACCTCCTAAGTATATTTTTTCTGCATCTAATCCTACAGAAGTTTCAGCATCTATCCCTGCTTCTTTTGCAGTAACACTAAAAATGTTTTCTGTGGACATATTAATATCCTCTTCTTTAGCATTAAAGAATAACCTCCCTGCATTAACTACTACTTGTGTTCCTTTATATTGATCAGCTCTTACCGGAGCATTTACTAGTGCTTCATACTTATCCCTAACTTGATCTAGAGGCACTCTATGATCGGATGTCATATATATAGAAGAAAAATCTTCATTTACATTTTCTATAATATGTTGTAACCCGTCTCCGACATCTTCTTGACCGTTAGAGAAAATAGTTAAAGGTAGTCCATTATTAGAATCATCAGTTAATATACCTTTGTCTGATTTATACCCAGACATTCTGATTGATTGTCCCTGTCTTCCTTCTACTAATATATCACCAGGAAAAGGTTGCATTGGATTTATATCTTTTAACTCTTCTACATTTTCACCTAAATCTAAAGTATCATCATCCTTAGAGGGAGAAGCGTTGTGGTTAGGAGCATTCCATAAACCTACTATTTGAGTATAGTATTGTTTTTCAGCAATCCTCTTAGAACCTTCTTCTTTTATTTCTTTTGTTGGCGCTGATTGTATTAGTACTATCTCGTTTAGTAGAGGGAAAACTCTCACGGTATTACTAAGAGGGAAAGCAGCTGGCAGCTGTTTAGTATCATCGTACTTATAATTTCTTCCGACTACTTCGTACTTGATAACTCCTATAGCATTTTCACCACCGTATTTTTCAGCCTCTTCATGGCTAGTATCTAAGATTATATCTTTAACTCTAGCCTGTAGGAAAGTTTCTTGACTAATGTTATTAGTAGAATCAGTAGAACTATTACCTGCTTGAGGATTCTTCTTATTACTCATCCGATTCTACTTCTTTGTCTTCTACTTTTTCAACTTCTTCTATAGTTTCTTCAGATTCTTCTAATAAGTCTTGAAGTTCTGAGAAATCAAACATGTCGCCGCCATCTCCTTTAGCTTGTGCTGTTTCTATACGTTGAATTACTGTCGCTAACTTAATTAAAGCTTCATCATTCTTTACACCTATCTCCATATATTCCTTAATCATAGGAACGATAAGAGTTGCATCTCCAATGTTTTCTATTAAAGGTTTTAATTCACCAATAAGGGCTTTTACCTGTACTCTTGTGTTAGTAGAATTGTCGTGTATTTCACTAAAAAGATCGGATAGAGTCTTTCCATTGAATATTTCTTTATCTAAACTCATAATATTTTATTTATTATAAATAGATT